AGGACACAGGCATGTAGGATCCTAGACAAGTATCTTAAGGAACCTAAAGAAGACAGACAACCTATGATGTTTGTGCTAGACTCCTTAGGTATGCTGTCTACTTCTAAGGAGATGGAAGACATCTCTAATGACAAGCAAGTCCGTGACATGACCAAGAGTCAGTTAATTAAGGGTGCGTTCCGTGTGCTCACACTTAAACTAGGACAAGCACAGGTGCCCATGATCGTCACCAACCACACATATGATGTGATCGGTTCCTATGTCCCTCAGAAGGAGATGGGAGGTGGCACAGGTCTGAAGTATGCAGCATCCACTATCATCTATCTTGGTAAAAAGAAAGAGAAAGATGGTACTGAACTGGTTGGTAACATCATCAAGTGCGAGGCGAAGAAGTCTCGTCTAACCAAAGAAGGTAGCAAAATTGAGACTAGATTATTTTTTGACGAGCGTGGACTCGACCGCTATTACGGACTATTGGAACTGGGTGAACAGTACGGAGTCTTCAAGCGAGTCGGGAATCGTATCAAATTTGGTGAATCTTCTGTTTATCCTAAGTCTGTACTCGCTGATCCGCAAAAGTATTTCACCCCCGAAGTAATGGAGAAACTGGAGGAGGCAGCAAAGCAAGAATTTACCTATGGCAACTGAGCGTATTGAACAAACCATCTTGCGTAACCTTCTATTCAGTGAGGTTTACTACCGCAAGGTGGTTCCTTTTATTAAAGCAGAATATTTTCAGGAATATCATGAGAAAATTGTCTACGAAGAGATTGCTGACTTCGCTTCTAAGTATGACAAAGTTCCTACTCAAGAAGTTCTTGCGATTAATTTACAAAATCGCAACGACCTCACAGAGGAGGCATTTCAAAATTCAGTATCGATCGTCAGAGAACTCACAGACGAGTGGGTCGATTACGAATGGTTGCTCGACGCTACAGAAAAGTGGTGTAAAGATAGAGCTATATACATCGCACTCATGCAATCGATCAAAGTCGCAGATGGCGGCGATCCGAAAATTTCGCGAGATGCGATACCCTCGATACTTCAAGAAGCCTTGGCAGTATCGTTCGACGAACACATAGGACACGACTACATTGACCAAGCAGAAGACCGATATGATTTCTACCACAGGAAAGAAGAGAAAGTTCCCTTTGACCTGGATAAATTCAACTTCATTACCAAAGGTGGTCTCAGTAATAAGACTCTCAACATCGCTCTTGCTGGCACAGGTGTCGGGAAAAGTCTTTTCATGTGCCACATGGCTAGTGCCGCACTCACACAGGGGTACAACGTACTCTACATTACATGTGAAATGGCAGAGGAAAAAATTGCTGAACGAATTGACGCGAACCTTCTGAATGTAAGCATCAAGGATATCGTTGATTTACCTGAAGTTCTCTTTACTTCTAAAGTAAATGAGATTGCTAGGAAAACTAGAGGTAAACTAATCATCAAAGAATATCCTACTGCTTCTGCACATGTAGGTCACTTCAAAGCATTGCTTAGTGACCTGAAATTGAAGAAAGATTTCAAACCACAACTCATCTTTGTGGACTACCTTAACATCTGTGCGAGTGCCAGATATAAAGGTGCTGTCGTAAACTCCTATACTTATGTTAAAGCGATTGCAGAGGAGCTTCGCGGTCTTGCTGTGGAATGCAATGTACCTATTGTTAGTGCCACTCAGACTACTCGTAGTGGTTATGGCAATTCTGATCCAGATCTTACCGATACTTCTGAGTCTTTTGGTCTACCTGCTACTGCTGATTTTATGTTCGCCCTTATCTCTACTGAGGAACTTGAACAACAGGGTCGCATCATGGTCAAACAACTTAAAAACAGATACAGCGACCTTGTTACCTCACGAAAATTCATGGTGGGAATTGACAGATCGAAAATGAAGCTGTATGATGTTGCGGATGATGCATCAGAAATCAGCATCAGCGCAGAAGATCCTGGTGAGGACTTCCAACAATTCTCCGAAACACAAACCCGTTTATCTAAATTTGCCGAGTGGAACGTATGACAATTGATTTTAATAGATATGAAGAGTTTGTATCGGCGGTCACTTCAGACTGCTCGACAAACTTTGTTGACTTCGCTGATCGTATTGGCGAGTTGGATCGTCAGGGTGCCAACATTGAGCGCCTTCTTACTAGTGGGGTTGGGATTAATGCTGAAGGTGGTGAGTTCCTTGAGATCGTTAAGAAAATGGTTTTCCAAGGAAAGCCGTGGAACGAGGATAACCGTGAGCATCTTATCATTGAGTTGGGTGATATTCTATGGTATGTCGCTCAAGCAACAATGGCACTGGGTGTCAGCTTTGATGAAGTCATTGAGACAAATGTGAAAAAACTGGAGAAGCGATACCCAGGTGGGTCTTTTGAGATCAAACGCTCAGAAGTTCGAGCAGCAGGCGACCGTTAAAATAAAAGCAACCTCCCTCTAAATAATTAGACGGGAGGTTTTTTCGTATGAAGGCAGGAGACTTTTTCCGAAACGGTGGACGGTATCTTGATCGTATGGATACTTTCTTTGACAAGGCGTTGGGTCGCAATGGAAAAGAGAACCGTTTCTTAACTGATATTGGTATTGTGGAGGTAGCAGGGTTTACTGTTACCACAAGAAATGCTGCCAAGAAATATGTAACCTCACCATTCCAAGACTTTCATGACATGAAAGGAAACTCTGGAAAAGAAAACTCTGCGAAGATGTTATTTGACCTAGTGTGTAGGCAAGGTCTTCGTGGTAGAAATAATATTGAATTTACTTGTAACTTTCCTGGTGGTAAGGGGGTGTCAAGACGAGTAACAAGTGTGGATCTTTATCTTGAGCTAGACGACTTCGCAAAAACTGCTGAGTTTGGTGGTCAAATTAAAGGTGGTAAGAAAATTAATATGGGTAATCAATATGAGGATGATCTTACCCAAGCTTTGATTGACTATTGTAGTGGACAAAAACCCAAAAAATATTCTGATCATGTCAATACAATTGTTAGTGCCTTAGTTGAGAAATATGGATCAGCACCTACCAAAGCAGTAGGTGAGGGTGGTAAGAATCAGAAGCGTCCTCTTAAAAAAACTGGAAGCAATATTATTATCTCTGCGGGTGGTGCAACCACAAATAATATTGGTTCTACATTGACAGATATTACTTTAGAGATAGATGGTAAACCAGTATACATTTCAGTAAAGTTTGGTAGCACACTATCATTCTTTAACTGTGGTATCAAAGGTGGTGGTAAAGATAGTTTGGCATTGTTCCCAGAAGCAAAACTGAGGAACGGTGAGATTCCTGATGATGGTCAGAAGTATCTTGAGATGTTTGGTATCGATCATGAAAAGTTTTTGGCAGTCTTTGAAGATTATGGTAAAAAATCTGGTACTACAGTAGAAGATCACATTGAAAGAACCACCCTCAGCACCCAAGGCAAGCAAGCATTACAGAACTTGATCAAAAGTGGTGTCGGGTACGGGTACTGGATGTGTCACTACACTGGAAGCGCCTTGAAGTTTTATGAAATTGATCAGGACTACATGAACAAAGCTGCTACACTGGTTGGAAACTCAGTAGAAATCAACTATGGTGGCGCTGGCGGTAAAGGCAAGCGTATAGACATGCTCTTTGAAACTCAGTCGTATGAGTTTAAGTTCAATGTCAGGAACAAGCAGGGTGGCATCTATCCTACCCACACCAATGGAGATTACTACAAAAAGTAATGGCAAACATTAAACAGCTCAAGCACCTAGAGCACCTGGAAGATGAGATGCTGAACTACGGCACCGATGGGTGCATGGCAGCAGTGTCGTTCTTGAAAGAACTTCGTAAGATGCTTGGTCATCAGGAGAGTTCTGGTTTCATGCAGACGAAGTGGGACGGTGCTCCTTCAGTCATTTGCGGCACAGATCCTCAGACAGGGATGTTTTTTGTTGGCACAAAATCTGTATTTGCAAAGACCAACCCTAAGTTGTGCTACAGCGAAGAACAAATTGATGGTTGGTATGAAGGAGATCTAGCAGAGAAATTGAAGTTCTCTCTTCGATACTTCTCCACTCTTGGTATAGAAGGTGTGGTTCAGGGGGACCTTCTGTTTACATCTGACATTAGGAGAGAGACTATTAATGGAGAGCAACTCTACACTTTTAGACCCAATACGATTACTTACGGTATACCAGTTGACCATCCAATTGGGAGAGCAGCAGGTAGAGCGAAGATTGGTGTGGTATTTCATACCCATTACACTGGTGATGTAGTTGCTGACATGCAAGCACGAGCGGGTGCTAATGTGCAAGGATCTGATGATGCTCTAGTTGTTCAGAACGATACACCTATGGATCGTGTTGGATTCTCTCGCACAGAGATGAACAAGTTTGATAATTACATCACCAAGATTGAGCGTATGTGTCAGTTGTGTGGTGATTTTCTTGATGAAGTTGTGGATTCTACTGGCACCACTGGAGATAAAAAGTTTCATATTGCATCATATCTAAAGCAGTTCTTTAATAGTGAAATTAAGAACGCTCGTAGCATCACTAATGTAGATGAAGCAATGTACTCCTTGGCAAATTTCTACCATGAAAAGATGAGTAAGGAACTTGCTAAAATCAAGACCGCTGCGAACCTAGTCAAGAAGAGAAACTTAGTATATGAGAGTGAGAATTATCTAGTAAATAATGTATACAAGTTCAAAACAATGCTTGCACTGTACAAAGAACTACAGGCAGTCAAGCAAATGGTTATAGATAAACTAGATCATCTGGAAGAATTTAGAACTTTCGTCCAGACTGAGAAAGGATACAAGGTCACAACTCCTGAGGGATATGTTCTTCATAAGGACGGTAGTATGATTAAGTTCGTCAACCGTTTGGAGTTTGCATACAACAACTTCACTCTTCAGAAGCAATGGCGTTAGACGGTAAGAAGTGCTACTTCACATTTGGAAGGTTCCAACCACCCACTACAGGACACAAGGAGAACTTTGATGGTGTGAAGCGCACTGCAGGATCTTATGACTATCGCATATACATTTCACAAACCTTTGACAAGAAGGGAAAGAACCCTCTGCCACCTGATAGAAAACTATTCTATATGAATAAGATGTTTCCTGAACATCGTGGTAAAATATACTCAGGTCCTAGGGATCCAGTTGGTATTCTACAAGACTTGATGATGGCAGGATACGATGAAGTTTGTTTCTTGGTTGGTTCTGATAGAGTCAGTGCCATGCAGTTCCTCCATAAATATAATGGAAAGGATTTTTCTTTCCGAAAGATAGACATTAAGTCTTCTGGTAGTAGAGACGCCGATGGTGATACCTTCGCTATTTCTGGAACAAAGATGAGACGCGCTGCATTTGCTGGTGACTTCAAAACTTTTCGTTCTGGTATCCCCAGGGCATTGAATGATAATGATTGTCGTGCTCTCATGTCAGAGATCGTGGCAAATTTGCCTAGTAATTTTAAATGAAAGACTTCAAAAAACTCAGGGAACAAGCAGTTCGTCAGGAGTTTAGACAGACGCCAATGCTCTGTGAAGGTGACTATGTTATGTCTGCTAGAACAGGAGAGAAAGGAAAAATCCACAGGACGGGTGTGAACTACTGCATCATTGTTACCGAGGGTGGTAACATGTTTCGCGAGTGGGTAAAGGATGTTCGTCCTATAAATAAACCATAGAAGATCTTCACTTTAAAACATGGAAAAGCAGAGACCTGTAAATAAAGTCGTGCATAATGATGCCTACTCTGCATCTCTTATGGAGATGTATGCTAATTGGATGGATGGTGACTGCTTCCAAGGCAGCAATATTCCTGAAGCATTCAACGGAATGGACCCCCAGTCCCATGGTGCTGAAGTAGAAGACACCACCAAGAAGAAGAAAAAGATTGACAAGAAAGAAAAGTCTGTTGCTGAAGAAGTTGTTCTAGAGCGTGAAGAGATTGAAATTGATGGTGAGACAATCATCATTGAGAAAAAGAAAGGTCTTGATGGCAAGGCATGTTGGAAAGGATACAAGCTTGCAGGAACCAAGAAGAAAGGTGGTAAGACTGTAGACAACTGTGTTAAAGCAGGTGACGAAGTATCTCATGACGGTGAAGAACTAGCAGAGAAGAAGGGTCTCTATGCAAATATCCATGCCAAGAGAAAGCGTGGTGAGGCACCTGCAAAGAAAGGTAGTAAGGACTACCCTGCTGCTGATGCATTTGAAAAGTCTGCAAAGACTGCAAAGAAAGAAGAAGTAGAGTATACTACTGAGAAGAAGCTCGACCCAGTTGGCAAGGAAGATAAGGACATTGATAATGATGGAGATCATGACAAGTCCGATAAGTATCTTCTCGCTCGCCGCAAGAAGGTTGGCAAGATCATTGCTATGTCTAAGAAGAAAAAATGAAATCTTTTAAGCAATTCCGCGAAGAGTGTGGTTGCGATAAGAAGGAACGCAAAGGCAAAAAGAAAACTAAAACAGTTGAAGTGATGCCTACCGTAAAAGATGGTCCACCATCTGGATCGGATGCTTCTTACCGTCCTATGAAAAAAGAATCTATGAATTATGAAGGACCTATGTACGCACCCTGGTCTGATGTCGTCGCAGGCAGAGGGTTCGACCCAATCACCGAACGAGCGAAATCAAAATCGCAACAGAGATTTATGGGAATGGTTAGAGCGGCTCAGAAAGGCGAGGGAGCGTCGTCGCCTGAGGTTGCCAAAGTTGCTTCCACCATGAAGAAGAAGGATGTCAAGGATTTTGCTGCGACAAAACATAAAGGTTTACCTGAGAAGAAGAAGTCCGATAAATAATTGAGCTCATAATGAGGTCAAATCATGCTCGCATTTCTACTCCCACTTGCGTCGAAAGTAATTTCTGATGCTGTTGCAAAAGTTCCAGACAACGAAGAACTAGGTGAAAAACTAGTTGAAGTATGCCTACTAATTCTAGGTAAGGCAGTTAAGTTAACCAAGACAGACATGGACGATCAACTACTAGAGGTCGTCACTAAAGCAATTCAGGCACGCGAAGAAGAAGCGGCTGAATAATATTAGACGGGGGACGCTAGTCCCCCTTCTTTATAAATAATCGTAGTCACAGTATAACTTGGAGCGTATCAATGTCTCTATACGGTAGAACTGACAGCAATGCTAATGTCGCCAAAGCTGGCAGAGGCATCGCTGCATCAAGTCAATCTAAAACTGTTGTTTTCATCGATGAGACGGAAGCAGCACTCGAATCAAATAAGAAGCGTGGACTAAATGCACCTGGATGGTGGTCTTATTTCACATACACAGATAGCTCAGGTGCTACTCGCCACAAAGCAGAGCATCTAGTAACTCTTGCTAATGCAGATCTCAATGCTAACGAGACTCAGAGTGATGATGCTATTGCAGGAGATGCAGCAACAGCAATCACTATCGGTACTCAACCTGCTGATCAGGATACCAGCAGCGGTGCAGCAACATTCACAGTTGCCGCTACTACTACAGGTTCGGGTGCAACTCTTACTTATCAATGGCAGAAGTCTACAGACGCAGGTCTCAACTTCGTCAATGTTGCTAACGCAACTTCTGCATCCCTAGTCCTTGCTGGTCAGACTGCTGCTGAGAATGGTGATCAGTACAGAGTTAGAGTTAACAACAGCATTGGTGCAGACGAAGTAATTTCTTCTGTCGCTACTCTGACATTCGTTGACTAATAAATGAATGAACCTAAATGAATTGAATCCACAGAACTGGATTATCTTTGCCATTAAACACTATCACAATCCTCAGTCAGTTACTTACAGTGATTTTGAAGAGGATCTAAAACGCTTCAAGTATATTAAGAGGCTCCTTCGTAGATATGAAACTACGGGGGAGCTTCGTAAACATTTGATTTTAAATCATATCATATTGTTGTATAATGTATTTGGTGATGCAGCAACACCATTGCTGTTCTACAAGATAGAGGTGGCATACTGGCCAGTCATTAAGTCATTCATGCTGTTCTTAAATAGACTGCCTGAATCACTAAATAATGATATCGATGATTTTTGTCTCAAAGAGCTAGATCTAATATGAAAAAGGTTGATGAAATGGTAGCAGGAGATGGTGGTGGTCTAGCACTTCCACCTGCTTTTGTGTTTGTTAATCCAAGATCTGCTCGTCGCTATAAGAAAGCCAATCAAGATAGCGTCGATGGTCGTACCAAAGGTGCGAGGCAATTGCTCTCCAGAATACAACGCAGGAAAATGAAAGAGGAACTAGATACTAACATCACTGAAGGTGCTCCTACTGAAACTGAGAGAGCACAGAAACAGATCGGTCAGATGAAAAAACTGAACCGCTCTAAAGATCTTCAGAAGAAGCGTGATGAAGCTAAGAAGAAGATGCAAAACAAGACAAAAGAAATGGATGTGCTAATGAAGGCACGCTTGTCTGACTTCAAAAAGAAGGCATCGACTCAGACATCTAAATTAAAAAAATTGAACAACTCTGTAGAAATGAAAGGTGAAAAAATTATGGAAAACCAAGATGTAGTACAGGTTGCACTTGATGTAGCAACCAGCGAACTCAATCCTAGTGGTGAAACTAACTTCGCAAAGATTCAGTTCGGTGATGGTTCCACACAGAACCTAGACAACTTCTCAGCAAAGCGTATTGCTGCTTGTTATGCACAGTTAGATGATACTCACAAGCAACAGTTCCAGTACATGCTGAACAAAGATGCTACGACATATCAATCTGCTCTTGACTTTGCTATCAGAAATGTATAGTAGATGACAGATGCCAGACTCAGAAATTAATACAGCAATTCTAGAGAGACTAGAATCTGTAGTAATATCACTTCAAGACAACTCAATTAAAATGGGTCAACTCTTGGCAGTCCATGCAGAAAAGCTGGAGCAGCAAGAGAAGACCGATGATATTTTGTTTTCAAAAATAGATCATCTTCATAAAGATCTTCATCAAACAACTACTGACATCAAGAAAGGATGCGAAAGAGATATTCTTTTAGTCAATGACAGACTTGGTGCGATTGAGAAGAAGATGTGGTCAATAGCAGGAGCGTTGACTGTTATATCTTTTCTGGTATCTGCTCCAGGTCAAGCGTTTATCAAGACCTTGACACCATCAACGAATGCAACTACAATGGGTGACATAGTACGGTCTATGTAGTGCATGTCGTATATCGACACTGAGTATATTCAATTAGTATCCTCTCGATTAGTTCTATTCACACGCAAGAAGGCAGACCTGTACAACTTCAGGTGTCCATACTGTGGTGATTCTCAGAAGAGAAAGAACAAAGCGAGAGGATACCTTTTTAAAGTGAAGAATGATTTTGTGTACAAATGCCACAATTGTGGTGTTGGCAGAACATTCAGTAACTTTTTGAAAGATCAGGATACTCATCTACATGATCGGTATGTCATGGAGAAATTTAAGAACGGTAGGACTGGCAAAGGAACCACGATCCCCAATCCTAAATTTGAGTTTAAGGAACCGAAATTTGTAAAGCGCGATACTGATTTACAGAAAATTTCTGACCTAAATATTTCTCACCCAGCGCGAGTCTATCTCGAACAGAGAGGCATCAAAGACCTAAGTTATTTTTACTATTGTCCCAAGTTTAAAGCTTGGACAAATGAAAAAAAGAAAGTCTTTGACAATCTCAAACAAGATAGCGAACGCATCATCATCCCATTCAAAGACAGAGAAGGCAACCTATTCGGTTATCAAGGTAGATCGTTAGCGCCCAAGGCGAAACTCAGATACATTACGATCATGCTTGACGAGGAACAACCCAAGATCTTTGGACTGGATAAAGTAAACAATAATAAACCAATTCATATTGTAGAGGGACCATTTGACTCGACCTTCTTGGAAAACTCGGTTGCTATGGCTGGGTCCGACGCTGATGTTAGGACGCTTGGTTGGAGCAATTATATTTGGGTTTTTGATAATGAACCACGCAACAGAGAAATCGTCAACAGAATCTCCAAAGTCATTGACAGAGGAGATAAAGTAGTCATCTGGCCATCTAAAATTAAAGAGAAAGACATCAATGACATGCATCTTGCTGGACATGATGTACAATCTCTGGTAGACTGTAATGCTTACCAGGGATTAGAAGCAACCCTTAAACTGAACGATTGGAAAAAAGTATGAGCAACGGTCACGGTACGAAAGTTCGTAAGCGAAATGGTTCTGTGGAACCACTCAACCTAGAGAAAATCCACAAGGTAACTGCTGAGGCATGTGACGGTCTTGGTAGTGCAGTGAGTGCATCCCAGGTAGAAATGAATTCTGGCATTCAATTCTATGATGGTATCAGCACAGAAGAAATTCAAGAGATTCTTGTTCGTTCTGCTAGTGACCTGATCAGTTTGGAAGCACCAAACTATCAATTCGTTGCTGCTAGATTGCTCCTGTATGGACTCAAGAAGCAGGTGTTTGGTGTTGGATGGGTCAAAGGTCATCCACCTGTCCACGCACATGCTGTGGAGTGTATTTCAAAGTGTGTATACGATGGAGATATCCTAGATAAGTATAGTGCAGAAGAGTGGGATCAGATCGACGCAATGGTCGATCACGACCGTGACTATCTGTTTACTTATGCTGGTCTACGCCAGGTAGCAGACAAATATTTGGTTCAGGACCGCAGCAGTGGAGAGGTGTATGAGACACCTCAGTACATGTATATCATGATCGCTGTAACTCTCTTCCAGAATTACCCAAAGGAGACGAGACTCGATTATGTCAGACGATACTACGACGCAATCAGCAGACACAAAATCAACATTCCCACACCTATCATGGCAGGGGTGCGAACTCCACTTCGACAATTTGCTAGCTGTGTTCTTGTTGATGTTGATGACACCCTCGATAGCATCTTTAGTTCTGATATGGCTATCGGGAAATATGTTGCACAGAGGGCTGGCATCGGCATCAACGCAGGCAGAATCCGTGGCATCAACAGTAAGATCAGAGGCGGAGAAGTTCAACACACAGGTGTTGTACCGTTCCTCAAAAAGTTTGAAGCAACTGTCAGATGTTGCACTCAAAATGGCATTAGAGGTGGATCAGCAACTGTCCACTTCCCCATCTGGCACCAAGAAATCGAAGACATCCTAGTCCTCAAAAATAATAAAGGAACCGAGGACAACCGTGTTAGAAAACTCGACTACTCAATTCAATTCACAAAGCTCTTCTACGAGCGATTCATTACAGATGGAGACATCACCTTATTCAGTCCTCACGATGTCCCAGGTCTGTACGATGCTTTTGGGACTGATGCTTTTGATGATCTGTATCAGTTTTATGAATCTCAGGGACACATTAACAAAAAGACTATCAAAGCTCAGGAACTTATTCTGAATTTGCTGAAGGAGAGAGCAGAGACTGGTCGCATCTATCTGATGAACCTTGATCACTGCAACACTCACTCGTCATTCAAAGACAAAGTGAACATGAGTAATCTGTGTCAGGAGATCACCCTGCCTACAGATCCTATCCAACATATTGATGGCGATGGAGAAATTGCGTTGTGTATTCTCTCTGCCATTAACGTGGGTAAGCTCAAAAATCTTGATGAACTTCAGGATCTATGTGACCTTTCGGTTAGAGGTCTGGAAGAACTCATCGACTACCAAGAGTACCCAGTTGAAGCAGCACGAGTGAGCACACTTGCTCGTCGTTCACTTGGGATTGGTTTTATTGGTCTTGCACATTACCTAGCAAAGAATGGTTTTAAGTACAGCGATGCTGGTGCTTGGAAACTTGTTCATGATTTGACAGAAGCATTCCAATACTATCTTCTCAAGTCTAGTAATGAAATTGCTAAAGAGAAAGGTGCTTGTCAATACTTTGATCGCACAAAGTATTCTGACGGCATTCTACCTATCGACACCTATAAGAAAGATCTAGACGAACTAGTACCTAACAATTTGAACTATGATTGGGAGAGTCTTAGAGTATCTATCACCGAACACGGACTTAGGCACTCAACACTGTCTGCTCAGATGCCATCAGAGAGCAGTTCCGTTGTGTCAAACGCAACAAATGGAATCGA